CTATTTATATCTAACTTCAATGTTTTCTAATCTGAACGCTGCCGGGGTAGCGTCTATTAGAGCATCAACATCTACATATAATTTTACTTCTGTTCCTGTCCAAAGAAGATCAGTGAGTCTACTATAATCATACGGAGTAGCTCCTGCACCAACTGTAGCAGTTACACTAAATGTACGCGGATAACTGTCTAGTGATATAGTGTCGAATGTTGTGTCATATCCGCTTACCGATACGATATCAAACTTAACTGTAACTACCGAACCTATAGGCACGGTATCAGCTGCAAGAATGAACCTTAATTTTATAGAACCTGTAGCTGCCCCCGTATTAGTTATGCTAAAGTCAGCACTTGCTTTAATATCTTGTGCTTCATCACTAAATACTTTGTTAGTTACACTTACAGACCCACCAGTAGGGGCATCTAAATAAAATTCAGTCACAGGTCTTAGTGTTCCAAGTGGAACAAGCTGAAGTGTTTTAGGTATTAAATAATCGGTCTTACTGCTACAATCTGTTAAGTTCACATTATAGAGTTTTCCATCAAACTCGCTAACATACCCACCTACCGCGCTACTAGAGCCTGTCTCCATATATCCCGTAGTGTCGTCAACGAGTATTAACTTACCTGATATCGAAGCATACACATTCCCATCTGATAACCTTTCTAGTTTGTCATCTACTTGTTTATTTGTGTCTAGGTTATATAAACTACTCGCTAGATTAGGAACATTATTGCTAAATGATACTGACATCAATGAAGCATCTACTCCCAAAGTGACAACTGTTGAACTGTTTAAAGTTGTCAAGACTAACACATCATCGCCTGATACAAATTCAATGCGTGAACTTCCTAGAGCCGTGGTTGTAGGAATGTCTAAATATGTGAAGGTTCTTGTAGCGAATTCCATCCGTCCTATTGTTAAGCCGTTATCACTGAGTCTATTACAGCAGAAAACGATGTAATTGTCTGTTATCACAGCCTCTTTTGGGATATAGTTTGATGCGCCAGCTCCTAGCACCCAATCTGCACCTTCAATAGCGCCAGTAGTTATGTTATAAGCACTTGCTCCAAGCCCCGTTCCGCTTCTCTCTTCTTCTCCGAAGAACACTAAAGTATTTTCTGATTCTAGTTTAACCATTGCAAAGTTTTTATGCTGCCCACCACCTAAAATATTTGTTAGACCTGAGTATCCTAAGAACTCAGGATTTGTTGGAGTAGTTGGGGTATTTGGATTACTTCCGACACTATATGTGTCATCCCAGTCTTTAGTGGTGTCAAGTCTAAATATAGCACCTGAGGGGTATCCCGAGATATATAGGTAAATGCCATCAGCTAGAAAGCAATAAGGTGATAATGTAATTGTCTTCAATTTGTATGAATTAGTGGCGAGTGTGTTTACGTCTTTGACCGTATACCCCGTATAGTCATTACCGACTGCTACAATCTTATCATTTGCACCTATCACATAGTTAAGATCAATAGGGTAAGTGAGCACATTTGGCAGATTAGCAGATAACCATGTATCACTTGAACCATCTAGTCTAAACCACAAGACCCCATACCCTTCACCATTCAATGGGATTGTTTCACCCACCTCAAATTCAAAAGTTGGGTAAGTTGCTAAATCAACATTTCCCCAGTAATATGCCACTAAACTATCTCCGTAATTAGTCCAAGGGATACTAGCACTATTCGCGTCATAAATATCTGTAGCTAAAGATAAAACTCCATCATATACATAATAGTCGCCATCTGCGTGGCCTAAAGTATCTTGTGTGACAGATAGCCAAACTCCGTATCTAGTCTGTCTTATGCCTAAGTGGTTGGTTTGCGTTGAGTCTATAAGAGTTGTAACCAAGTTGTCAGATTTACGAATAGAAAATAGTTTTGTATGTCCGTTATCGACTGTTGAAGTTGCATAAACGTGTGTAGCATCTGAAGCAACTTCAAAACATCCTTGCCCTTGCCCTACTGTGTAAGAAGTGTGAGCCCCTGTAGTCTCATCTATCTCCATTACAACAATACCAGCTGGGGTGGTTGATTGTGAATTTCCTAAAACTAATTTTCTATTTGTTCCTAATCTTATAGGGTGATAGTTTCCTCCTGCGTTTGGAACAGTGAAGAAACTCTCCAATAAACCTGTACCATGGTTATACTTTACTACTTGATCGTCAAACGAACGGAAAGAATAGCCTAGCTCACTTACGATCATGTGCCCAGATGGTGTAGTTATGATTGTTCCTGCATCCCATTCAGAAGCCGTATCTTTCAGTGTTCCATCTTGCCCTACTATAAACCATTGATTGTTTTGACCATAAGAAGTGTAGAAAGGAACAAAAAAATCCCATCCGTTACCGTTCCACATGTGTCCAGGGCTAGAACTTGATGTGGAGTTTAGTGTCATAGCTTCATCGCTTAATACTGTTTCTCTTTCTCCAAGATTATTTCCTATTCCATCCTGTGGTCTTGCTAAAGTTATCTTGATTCCATCAGCTTTGGTAGTAGTTCCCCTATCATTAGTTGCAGTTGTTGTGAATATTTCTTGCCCATAAACAGTTCCGTCACCTGTAATAGTAATAACACCTGTTGTTGGGTTAATTGCCCCCCAAGCAGGTAATCCTATAATCCCATAAGAAGTTGCATCAGTAGCTTCAATCTGTGCAGTAGTTGTTCCTGTGATAAGCAATGATGATGTTAACTTGCTTAGTATTGTTGGAAACCCTGAAAAAGGATTTCTTAAACCACCAAGCCCTAGATTAAACGATAAATTCATGTTATGCCTTTATTGAACTGCTGTGAATTTTCTGCTCATAGATTTATCCATAAACCAAAAACCAACAACTGTACTTGTTGTGAATGTCAATAATCTCAGCATTGTCTTAATGATCTCAAACAGTTCATCTGACGACATTGCTATATTAAGCTCCTGATACAAGCCAAAGGCCATGTAGGTTACATAAGCACTAAACGCTACTGATCCGTAAGTAACAATCACTCGAACAAGAGTTCTTGAGATGTCAACAAGACCATGTATAAAAGTTATTAATATTGATACTGGGATTGTTAGCCATGCTGTCCACTTATTGTCATTAAACATCATTTTTTCTACTAATGACATCTTCACATAGTTCTCAGAAAGTTTTAAAATAGACATGTTTCTGTCTTTACTTTCCTCAATATCTGCTTTACCTTCCATAATTATTTGATCTCGCTGCACATTGGCCTGGATCTCTTTAATTGAAGCATCCGTCTCAGCTGTTATCATCTTAAGATCGTGGTCGCGTTTAGACTGGTTTTCTTTTAATTTAGACTCTCTCTCTTCCTTATCAGATCGTGCTTTTATCCACGCTGTTCCAAGTCCGCCAAGAATCCCAAATAATCCACCACTTAGTCCACTGCCAAAAAAACTTAATATTGTATCCATCACAATTCCTTTATAATCAGTTTGAATTCTTCATTGTTCATAGTTTCCATGAACTCCCGGACAGCTGTTCTACTGGAGAAGACAGCTATCTGAAATTTACCAAACTTATTTTTTGCTTTTCCTGCACTTTTACCAAGTGAGATGCACCCATTTAAGTGACTCTGAAATCCCTTAGCTACATCACCTGCAAAGTTTGCACCGTGAATTAAGATATAGGTTCTACCGATGACATCTTGAAGATGAAAAGTCAGCCTTTTAAAATGTGGAGAAAATCTCACTTTGCAGTCATATTCACCAGTTGGCACGCAACTTATATTAGGTTTATTATTTCTGTCCGGTAATTCTAATGAATGCCACCAGTTTCCGTCAAAAGTCATAAACCCACTTGTCCCTTCATCTGTTGTTGGATATCTAAACAAGGTGGCTATCTTATTCATTTAACACCGTCCATCACCATTTTTCCAACGCCTAAAATAAACATAGTTATGACTACCCATACGCCTTTTTTAAGGTCACCTTGGATTAAATCGATGCGTTTGTCTTGTTCTTCATTCTTTGCTTTAAGATGGTTATGCCGTGTCTCGGCTCGTTCTTCCATAAGAACTTGTTTCGTGTGAATATCTGCAAGCTTTTTCATTGATGCGGAAACGTCCGTTATTGCAACCACAATATTCTTAAGATCATTGTGCATCAGAAGAACATTGTCTTCTACTTGTCTGACTCTCTCTTCAACCGGCTCAGGCATCTTTTTACCTCATTATTCTTATTTGTCCACTTACAACAACGATTTTCTCAACACCATCCCAACTCTCAATTTCACTCTTCTCTGCATCAACAAAATAAGGGGTTTCGTTATTTGTAAAATATACCTCGTACGTTGCTGGACCATTAGCAGCCTTGACTGTACAATTACCTTTTTCAATTAACACATAACCTGTGTTACCATCACCAGTAGAGTCCAGTCCTACATTTCCTTCACTTGAAACGAAGTTAGGTATGATAAGTCCGCCCCCGTCTCTAATAAATTCCTGCTTCATCATTAAATCCTTTTGTTTTGTTTGGAAAGCTTTACAGTCGCTTTCGCATCTCTTTAGGGTGTCTAACCCAACATACAACCGAAGCTATAATAAAAATCGGCAGCCCAAGTACGATCTTTTTTTTCCATAAACACTTTGCAAATGCATGAGAATCACATCCACCGCGCTTGTCTTCTTCGTCATCATGGTCTTTACAGCACGTCTGCCCTATTTCTACGATAACCCATTTCCACGGCTTAACCCATCTTGGCCAACGCTCAAAGAACCCTGTACAATAATCTTTTTTTACCATGCTACACTGTCCAAAACCGCTTGAAACTCTGCATCAGTTGGTATAACAGACATTGTTGCTTGGTACGCTCTAACTGTTTTGTAAACATTTCTATGAAAATCCCATGCTCTTATACAAAATGCTTGGTGCTCATAAGTATCATCTCTCGACCATGACTCACAGTGATGAGCGTCAGAAAAAGCTAACCCATTTGCCAAGTTGTAATCATTTATAGGCGTTCTAATGTGGGCTTCTGTCATTGCTAAAAAGTTATCCATTGCCGCTTTTAGCTTCTGCTCTTCGGTTGGGTTTCCTTGTTGGCCTAAAGGCTGTTCCCAAGTGTCTATAACAGTTAATAGTTCAGCCTTGACCTCTTCTGTTAAGAAGTATTGTTCACCTTCAAACAAAAAGTGATTGCCTTCTTCTCCATCTGTAAAATGAAGATCAGAATATTCAAAAGACAATACAGGTTTGTTTTCAATGCCCGTATATTTACAAAACATCCCGTAGGTAAGATTACTGATTAAGCCTGACTGTGTATTACTGTCATAAGATATGTGTAGCATTAGTTAATTCCTTTTTGTTGATTTAAGACCATGAGACTACTACCTGACCAGGGCCACCGTATCCACCTCTGACAAATCCTGCTGCTCCCGGACCACCGCCTGCACCAATTCCGCCATTTAAACCACTTTCATAAAAGCCTGCATTACCACCATGCCCGAAACCTCCGGCTTCACCCCCACCGCCATACCCTGCGGTTGTACCATCGTTATAAGTGCCACCACAATAAGTATGTGCTGCGCCTACGCCATTATAGTTTCGTGATTGCCATAATCCTCCGGGGCCGCCGAGTGCCACAATAGCCCCAAAACTGGTATTTCCTCCCGGACCGCCATTTGTCAAAGACCCTGCTGCTCCAGGCGTACCGCCGATACCAATGACAACATCTATAATCTGTCCTGGAGTAACGGCAAGGCTTGTAGTAATAATCTGCCCTTGCTGTCCTCCACCATAATTTACAGAATAACTAACATCTCCAACCGTTGCGCCTGCTCCGGCACCGGCACATATACAAAGATTTAAGCTATAAACCCCTTGTGGCACAGTAAACTGTTTACTATAGGTGATGGTTTCTGAGCCTGCCGCTGCCTTAGCTTCCCACTCCTTCACCCCGTTTAAATATGCAAAGGTTAAAACACTTCCGTTGAGATGATTAGCCCCTGCGAGTGTTGACATCGTTACCCCATTTAAGACCTGTGACATTACGCGTTATTCCCATTATTGGTAAAATAAGCAGTAGTACCGTTTAGCCTTACTTTTAGAGTTCCACCTGTTGTAGCTGTGGCGTATTCTGTTGCGCTTATTTTTCCATTTGCCACATTTTCGGCTGTCACTGCTTTATCGTATGCTGTTTTAACTGCTCCTGATGTTGCAACAGTTTCGTTTGAAGTAGAAGCAACAGAATTCGACAAGTCTGTATTTTTTAGAACTTTTTCTCTTGACCCAGCTATGTACCCTGTTGGTTGATCCGTTAATGGCTGGTCTGAAAAAAAAGATATGCTTCCGCCAATGCTATATTTTGCAATAGCCCATAAGCTTATAGTTGAATAAGCTGTTAAATTTTTTGCATATATATCAACTATTTTTGGGAAAGTATTTGATGCAACTACAGCCCCACACTCTAAACTCCCAATATTGTTTTCAAACACTTTTATACTTATCTCTGGGGTTAACACCTCCTCAAGATGTTGCTTAATGCCTATTTCTACATCGCTTATAAATGGATCTCCATAACCATCTCCTGAGCAAATTGATTTTAGAGAAATATTAAAATCATTATATTGTGCTGGTAAAGTAACACTTGCTATTTTCGTATATTTATTAATATCAGTAGCTCCGGTGTTTGATGTCTTTATTACCTCCCTTGAGAATAACGTATCATCTTGGGTGACTCTCTTCCAATATAAAGACGATTCAGAAGGAACATTTCCAACATTTGGAGACTGTAGAGAAACATAAATGAATCCATTGTAAAATACTGACCTGCCACCTAAATCTGTTGTAATATTCCATGTTCCATAGAAGTTAGCAGACGCATAAGCAAAGTCTTTTAGGATCGACGTTTCATCTCTAAACGCTTCAGTTTCATTTCTATCTGTATTAATTGCATCTGAGTCAACATTAGCTTGGTCAACAAAGGTATTTACCTGTGATATAGCCTCAAGCAGATCTTCGCTCAATATTTTTTGTTGTCCTAGCCAAAGTTCAACTGCAAGGGCATAAGTATTTGAATCTGTATAATTACTTCTTTGCGGGAAAGCGGTAATCGCTTGGATCTCTACGGTTAAGTTATCTATCATATCAAGGACTCCACTCTTAAATTGTATTTTGTTGCGGCTGGATGGATCGGGATCTCAAGGTCAAAGAAGAATCCATATATTGACGCTGATTTATACATTGGGTTGTCACTATCATCTGCAATTGCCACAATAGGTGTTCCCATATTCTTTTTAAGCCTTGATTTCACTACGTCCACTTGCACATCTTTAATAAAAACTGGGACATCCATCAAGTCATATCCGCTACCTGCGGTAAGTGTTGTATCTCCCCATATGTCTCTTTCTCTTGTTGCAGTTGTTTTCAATCCGAGTTTAAAGCCGTCAATGGCAGATGCCCCTAGATCTCTTTTTCGTCCTACCACAACATATCCGCACTTTGCAATGTCACCAGTATTAATGATATTTAGATGGATATCTACGTCATGATAAATAGGAGGATTAGCTGTGAATTGTGCATATATCTGCTCTTCAGTCATAGCGTTGACGACTTCGTTTAACATCGAAACAGGCAAGATGCTTGTGAGTGTATCCCGCAGTTCTTGTTCGGTATAAAGATAATCCCCAAAGCTATTTAGATCATCATAAGTCAAGTCTTGGACAACCGAATAAACTAAAGCGTTATACTTAACTTCCACTACTTGAGCATTGGCAATAGGCGATGAAAAGTTAACAGTAAAAGATCCTGTCGTATAGTCTACAGTTCCACTTGCCACATAACTTCCAGCTGCATCTTCAAAAAGACCATCACCATTTATATCTTCTGCCTCTTTAACACCATTGACCCATATTTCTATAAATCCAGAAAATGGCAAAACATTAGTTGTTGTTGAAAATACAGTAAGTACCCCATTTCCAGCTCCAACATTTTCAGTAGTGATTAGATTATGTTTTAGCTTTATTTCAACAGATTTTGCAGACACATTGAAAAGCGATATCGTGTCTATATTCTTAGCTTTAAACACTGTGTTTATTGTGTCTGCATTTGTGGTTTCAGTTGATTTCGTCCCTACAAACATTGCGTATTGGTTCAGTGGAGCAGATACCCATAAATCAGGGTCTAAAGATGGTGTGATTGTTGATTGAACTCCGTCTGCACCTGAAAACTTATACTTCTTTTTATCTGCTGACACCTTTACTTCATCACCTTCATTGTAAGCCTTAGGAATCCATTCATCGAGTGTTTCTTCTATCGCGTTACTTGTACTAAACTCCATAGCATCAGGAACTATATATTTCATGCTGTGGCCTTAGTTGTCAAAGGGATTGTCCCTCTTGCTGAATCTTCTAAGACTCGGGCAGTTCTTTGCTCAAAGGTTGCTGAAGTTGCGCTAATTTCTTTCAGTTGTTGAAGCTCTTCTTTGACAGACTTCAATTCTTTGATCACATCTTCTAGCGCTGAATGTTGAGCCTGGGCTACAGTATTAGGAACAAAACCACTCCCAACAGGAGACGTTGTCCCAACAGGTTCGAGTAATGGTCGAGTATTGGTCTCGATCATCGTTAAGAGATCTATTTGGGTTAAAGTCGTTCCTTCTAACATTTCAAACTGATTGGCAGCCACAGATTGTGCAAATTCCTGATCAAAAGACGAAGCAAAGTTTGAGTCGGTATAAAGATAATTTGTTGCTGAAATAGTCTTACTTAATGAGTCTGAAAATGCTTCATAATCATCAGTCCTTGATAAGGCAATTGTCTCACTCATAGAATCCTGAAAAGAAGTAACCAGATCAATACTTCCGCCACCTCTCAACTTATCTATAGTCGGGCGAATGGAGTCGACAACACTCTTTAATGTATCAATGTAGCCTTGAGTTACTTCTGCAAAGTCCAGCATCGTACCTTGGAGAATATCAACTGCATCCAACTGCTCCTCACTTAAGGCTGTTGTAGCTGTGTTAAACAAAGTCAGCGTATCAATCCATGCTTGCTGTGTTGCTATGCTTGAACTGTCAAGTCCAAGTATCACAAGTGATTCATCTACCTTTCTATTTGTAACCGCTGATGGGTCTAAGAACTCGTCAAGGTAATCTCTCGTAGTCAACGCCTGCTCTTTTAACAGTTCAGCCTGTTCTGCCAATGAGTCAGCCACTAAGCTAATCGAGTCAAGGTAATTCAGAGCACTTTCAACACCATCTTCATAAACTTGACCTGTCGCTTCGCCAAGTGCTGTTACCGCATCTATCTGTGCTTGCATATCCGCAGGATCTTGACTTAACAATAAAGTGGTCAAATCCCCGTCAATCATTTTGTTTACATTATCAATAGCTACAACTTGCTCAAAAAGGTATTCAGATAAAGGTTTGCTACCTGTCAACTTATCAACATCTATTTGAGCCTCTAATAGTCTCTTTGTTTCAAAGTATGTTGAATCAGTAAGAGAATCGTAGATATCTTCAAACGACTTACCAGCATCTTTCAGATCTTCTATAACACCAATCGTATTAACAGAAAACTCGTTGATTGAGTCTTGAGCTGAACTTAGAAGTTCTTGGAACTGGTATTTGTCAGGAGCAAATAGTGTAGTTTGAAAAGAGTCCAAATTTGTTTGACCGGCCATACCACTTAAGTAGTCAAGAACTGAACCTGTTAATCCTACATTACCGGCGTAGTAGTTAAGTGCGTCTTTCATATCGTACTTATCTGCGTTATCTTCTAGTATACCTCTCAAGTCTGCTTTGATACTTTCTAGTCCATAAGCTAAGTCTGTTTGTTCTCTACCAATAGTTAAACGCCCTACTGTTCCATCCGAATTGTCGATTGACTCTAATAGCTCAATTTGACGGTCTAACCTTGCAAGTGTTTCGCCATAGCCGAAGTCTGCCTCTGCTTGAATATTTGCTGATGCTGAAGGAATAGACACGCTACCGCCTCCGCTGCCTCCGCCTGTGTCAAACATTGTAAATGCACTTGCCATCAATGCGATCATAGCTGCAACTCTTGCCGGCGCTGTATATGGATCACCACCGGCTGCATTTGTTACTCCATTGACTGCATTTCCACCAGCTTCTTTCAACTTAGCAACTGTCACTATTTCTGAATTAGCAATTGCTGATTGTGCCGCTATTGAATCAGCAAATGCAGTTGCTTGGATTGCAAGTTGAAGACCTATTTGAATAGCTTGCAATGTTTTATATCCATCACTATTTTCTTCAAAGAATCCTGAAGCTGAACCGGCAAGTTGTGAGTATCCGTCTAATTCATTAGCTGTGGATACTGACTTTATCTTAGCAGTATCTTTGGTGTACTTTTGGTCAATTTTATTGCGTTCAATCGTATCTTTCCCATACTTCTTCTTGTCTTTTTCATACTGAGCATCAAGTTTCATCTGTGCTTTTGTGACTTTTAAATTATCCACAGACATCTTTGCAAAAGCAGTTGAAACACCACCTGTAGCTTTTGCTACGCCGGTTAATCCATTTTGCCATGTATTTGTACTTGAGATAAGGTCTATCTGAGTGTCAAGCATACTCATCATGCTTTCATTAGCGGCATCAATTCCTGTCTGCTCAAAACTAGCTAACGAAGCATTAAACACTTCCATAGACTGGGCATAACTTGCGCCATTATCAGTCATGTCAGCTATTGTCTTTGTAATTCCATTCAACCATTTATCATAGTCTGTTCCAGTAGACTCAATGACAATGTCATTAACATGTCGTTGTTTTTCTGCAAAAGCCTGAATAGCCTCTTCATGTCTATGGGTCGCATCAATCTGTGCCTGGACATTGGCCAAAATCACATCATTTGCTCTCTTGCTAGCTGCTATCTTTGCATCTGTGTATTTTTGCAGATCAGCTTCAGCTTGATTTGGGATTCCGTATTCATCAAATGCTTCAGCTTTTGGCTTAGACACTATAGGTTTAGAACCTGTGGAACCACCGCCTCCAGTATGCTTACTTGATGATTTTATTACTTCAAGCAACTCTTTTTTTGCTTCCAATGTATTCTCAAGTTGTTTTTTTAGTGAATCGTATGTAGCCCGAAGCTCTTCTCTTTGGGCCTTATCTGCACCATGTCTTATTGCTCTAAAAGATTTAGCAACAAGATCACTTTGCTCCTGGGCAAGTGAATTTATTTTTTTAAGTTCTACAGAGGCCATAGCCCTTGAGAATTCTTTTGCCCTGATGGAACCCTCTTCAAACTTACCGTTTAAATAGTCTATGCTGTCTCCAGCTCCGATAGCTTCTGAAGCCATATAAGTAAGCACCCCAGTTACCGCTACAAAAGGTATAGCCCGCATTGATACTGCAAGAGCTCTCGTAGCTACAACTAAAGATTTTTTTACAGCCACTTCAGCCGTCAGAGCAGCCGTATATCTTATCTCAGCCATAGCAGACCCTAAAGTCAATGTTTTATTAAAGGCCATTGCTGAACTAAACAACTTCATAGATATTGTTGCTCCAGCTATTCCCACTCCCAAAGATGCCATATCCTTAGCTATATTTTCAACACCCATTGAGCGTAATGATTCACTCACAGCCAAAATAGAATCTGTAACATCTAAAATAGGATCTTTTAGGGTCTTTCCAAAATCTGAAGCCAACAAAGTAAGTGACCCACTTACTTTAGTTAATTGAGAAGATAGAGAAATAGACGCAGTCTTGTACTCATTTGATATATCAGTCCCTACCAGGTACTCATCATGTGCTGTTTTCAAATTTTTAGTTAAAATATCTGTGTTAGAAGATAGTTTTAGTAGTACATCTTTCACTTCAGTACCTGAGTACCCGAGGTCTGTCAAAAAGTTGGCAGCATCTGTCTTGCCTAGACTATTCATATGTACAAGAAGTTTCTGAAGGGCCGCAATTGGTTTATCCTGAACAGACCTAGAAAAACTTTCAAAATCTTCATCTATTGCTTCTGCAAACTTATCCGAGTCTGAAATAAGATCAAGCATCACTTTATTGACATTCGTTCCACCGGTCTCGAAGTTGATAGCCAGATCTGTCATCGTTGCAGATAGCGCAAATATTTGATCTGTCGCAAGTCCTGCTGTCTTGGCTCCACCACTTAGGCGTTGTGAGAATTTCAACAAATCTCCAACGTTAGCATTGGTTGTGGCTGACAACTTATTGGCCACACTTGCTAAAGTTTCTACTTTTGAAATTGGCTCATTAAGAGAGTTAGAAAGTTTAGCAAATGAGGTAGCTGCTTCTTTGGAAGTAAGGTCAGTGGTGATACCTACCATCCCCATAACACGTGTGAATTCTTTAATGTCATCAACACTTTGTATACCTAGCTGTCCTGCAGCTTCTGCAATATCATAAAGTCCATGAATTCCAAAGCCTTCCATACTCACAGACATGGCATCAATTTCACCGGTAAGTCTTCTGAATTCTTGACCCGATAACCCTGTTGTCTTTGCAATAGCTATTTGAGCATTCTCAATGTCCATAAAGGTATTGACAACAAACTTTGCAGATTCAAGAGATGCATAAGCAGTAGCAAAACCAATAGCACTTTTTTTCATAGTGTCAAAAGATTTACTTACACCTTTTTGGGCGTTTGAAGCACTGTTTGACAACTTGGCAAACTCTTTTTGCGTAACAATAAGTTCATTGCTATCAGAATCAACTTTTAATTTGATCTTGAGTTGTTTATCCATATTAGACTTCTTTTAGTTATCTTTTTTACTTGCATTTATCCAGATACTAGCCATGCTCAGTACCACCGGAACCCATTCTTTTTCATCAAGTTCATACCATGATAAAAAATCTTTTAAAGCTTCGTATTTTTTACCTACAGGACCATCAAATCCATACTCCCAGGGTGTCCTTAGGAAAATATGTGATAAAAGCTCAAGTTCTTCATCGTCATCCAGATATTCGACCTCTTCTTCAAGATCATATCGATGCTTGGCGATATCTTTATTCAATGACCCCTCACCTGATCCGTTCTCTTCAGACCAGGCATAAAGACGTTCTAATCGTCTTTGTTGAGCTTTCCCAGCTCTTGGAGTAGGTTCATATACTCTTCATATACATTTCCTTCAGAATATAAGTAACTCATCAATGAAGATTTGTACGGTTCTGCACCGCGCAAGTTCTCTTCCATAACCTTTGTAATAACATCAAGACGATCTTTGGCTTCACTGTCTCTAAGACGCTCACCCTGTTCAGTTGACAAGGCAAGGAACTTAAATTCAACTTCAACATCTTTTTCATTTTCATCGATAAAGAGGTACTTTTTTGTTACGCTTTTTCGTGTAGATTTAACTTTCATGTTTTTCCTTTTTATGTGTAGACAAGGCTAAAGTTGTCATTACCTGCACTGCTTTCGCATAACCAGGTACGGTCATAGACGATCTTCTTATTGTCAGCACTTTCTGCAACTTCCATAGGATTACAGTATGAAGCAGTAAGGGTCAATGTCTCGCCTGCACCAATGCCAAGAACAATAATCACCTCTTTCTTCGTATTAAGCTTGAGCTCATTCCAATGGTCTGAATTCCCCTTTGTCTTGACGGCCTTCACCTTGAGCGTAGGTTTAAAACCACCAACAAAATACTCTTTTAGTCCGATAGCATAGACCTCTTCAATCTCATTTCCAAGTGAGAAATCAAAGCTTTCAAGATTAATTGTGCTTCCACCAACCGTGATGACCTGAGCACTTTGAATAATCAGGGTAGTGTTTTGGTCCAACGTTACAGTTGGGTTTGCCTCGGCTGCTTCATCAAGTGTAGTAAATCCTTTTAAAGAAAAAGAAAGTTTGGCTTGTTCTCCGACCTTACCTGAGATGGTCAGATCTCCTGCAATGCCTGTTACATCACGCATATATCCATCCAGATAAGCCTTAGCTGTTGCCGTTGCCTGGTTCATAGCAGGCGCATAAGTCACACTCACCCCAGCTGCAATTGTCTCAGACAATCCACAAGCCTTAAATAGTTCAGCTATCTTTGGAGCAACGCCAGCCGTGCCACTTGCACGAGCGATGATATCGACGGGAAAATCTACCGTTGTCCAGTCTGGGATAGAAAGTGTCTTATCATTCCCTGACGCACCATTACCTTTGTCTTTATAGTCAGCAGACTTCGTCTTTGGGTTGATAATAATGTCATTATTTGTTGTAATAACGTCACCTGCAGTAGGAACCCCTCCCGTGCTGAACAAGAGTGTATTTTTATCGCTTAACTGTCGTGCCATCTTTCACCTCCGTGATGTATCCGGCCTTTAACAAAGCCTCAATTTCTTCCGTTTTCTTACTTTCAAACGTACCTTTTACAATTTCCCCCGCCACTTTAATCGTGGCGTTTTTACGAACAATCACAAACTTCATATTTAACCTTTCAAATAACGAATTTCAGACTCAAAGACGATCACTTCAAAATCCAGTTCTTTTATGTCCTTCTGCGTCTCAACAAAAAGGATCTTCTCATCATTGGTTATCTGATAATCGACAACATCTTCTATCAAAGCCGGCGTAACTGACTTGTCTTTACACAATGCGACCATAGTCACCACAGAGGTGCTTATATCTTTTGCCTTACGTGATACGATTTCAAGTTGATAGCCTTGGATATGTTGATCCAGTAGACCTTTAACAACTGTTTTGAACTGATCTTCTGTCATCTACTTTTCTCCTAAGATCAAGATAGTCTCAAGCCCATCATTTTGATGCTCAAAATTAACGACCTTGTAGTCCTTTCCCAAGATCACAAAAGTATCACCTGTTGCCAGTGATACAACATCACTGCTCTGACAGGTGTAACTCTTAGTATCTATAGACTCGATTTCGATATCATCAATTTTGTTGATAGCAATATCAATCCCGTTGTAAAGAGCCGTATCAGAAAACTCAGATATGTTATAAAACACATCCATGTCTGCATTTAATTGCTCTTTAAAATTCATTAGTTACCCTTAATCCCTAAGTAATATGCTTTTAATGCAACAATGTAATCCTCATGAGATTTACCTTCCGCATTAATATTTAGCTTGGACACAAGAATTTGTGCGTTCTTATAGGACAAAGCAGATATCTCTTCATCACCTAGGCGATTTACACTTTTACTTTCAAATTGTTGAAGGGTTGATCTTCTGTGTCCATTCAAGACAAGACGATCGCCAAGATCATTACCGACTTCAATGATGTCTCCATCTTGATACTTTTTGCCACGGTATGTCTCATCACCTGTCAGTTCAATAAACATAATGTACCCTTACGCTGCATTTATTTTTACAAGAACTGAACCTGCAGTAGCAGCTGTCTTAGCACTGACTGCACGTCCTGCACGTGTGTTGCTAGTAGCAGTCGTAGTCACTTCACGAGATGTTTCGTTAAAGTAAAGTAGTGCCCCTTCAGTAACAGCATCTGCAGTGGTGGCAGCTATCTCATAAACACTCTCTATTTCAAGAACAATCATTTCACCAGCAAGCCCAGATGTAGATGCAATACCAATCATGCCAGTACCTAATGGAACAACGTCTCCAACATCAACCGCACCGGCTAAGATGTGATCGATTCTTTTTCCTTCTTGAACGCGAGTTGCTTCTTTCATATTTCTTTCCTTTTAATTACCGGCTTAGACGCCAGCGTTTTTATAAAGACCACGATAGTCTTCTGCATAGACACCGAAGTCAAACACACACTCAAACGTTACACCCGACAAGTCACGATCCGATTCGCGCACGATAGGTCGCTTATTGGTACCTTGTAGATAAAGAACCTTTATCGTACGACGTGATGCAGCCAAGTACCAAGGAGATGCATCAAGCTCAGAATCTACAATCACATCTAACGTATTGCGGTGAACATTTGTCACTCCACTATTGCTTCCATCAGGATTAGACTCGGAGTTAAGTAATTGCAATGCTGTCGACTCATTTTCAGGAGACACCAACATGAATTTTGGCGCAATATTTAGTTTTACCTCACCCTCTTTTTGGCGACGCATTTTTGTACGTGCTGACGTCAATGTAGATGTGCTAATAGCGGCACCTGTGGTGTCAATATTTTTATGCGCGGTTGCATCAAATATTTTTTGTCCATCTGCCATAACATAAGAGGAAAAATCACCTTTTTCTTGAAGTAAATCATAAACAATACCGTTTGCAGAACGTCTAGCCATATCACCAAACTCTTCAAAAAATTTCTGAAAAGCGCCTAGATCATCATTAATAAGCATTTGTCTTGTAACGCGAAGTTTTGCGCCATAAGTCTCAAGCTTAAATGTCTCACCATTTTCGCCAAATTCAATGTTTTTAAGCTCACCGTTTTCAGCTACTTTCTTTAGGCGTCCACCTGATTTCATATGCGCTGCAACACCTTGTTTAAAGTCAGCTACTTCAATGGCTTGTGTCCAGATATGAAAAGTAGCTTCAGCTTCTTCAAAAGCATTATCAAGCATCTTGTTCGCTACGTTACTTAAAAGTACAGGAAAATCTGACGTTCCCATAGCACGAGCGATAAGTTCTTCTTTATCAAAACCGTCATAGCCAGTAACTGCACGAGCAATCTCAAGCATTGATGCCCCAACAAATTTTCGTGCTGCAGGATCTTCATTCTCTACCTTTCCACCAAAACGCATGATAAGCCCCTGAGCAATAGCGCGAGATATATTCTCTCTCTCATTATTATCTGACCCACGTTGAAAATTAATGTCAGTATTGTCATTAATTCGTTTTGCCAATAATGCACGGGCAAAGTCATCTGGTGTTTTTTCTTTATCTTCCAGGAATCTTTTAACCTCAGAATCGTCCGTGATATCTTTATGTTGTGCTGCAATAGCATTAATACCGGCAACACGCTTAAGCTCTACATTCTCATCTTCAATAGACTTTCTATCAGTAGATACGCGTAATATCTCAGCATCAATATCTGCTAACTTTCGTGTGATCTGATCTTCCGTACCGCTACCTGATTTCAATACATCTAACTGACGACGCAGTTCTTCCAATTTATCCATGATATTTCCTTCATTGTTATCTTCACTTCTACCGATTCCTGCACTAGGATCAGCACCTATGTCCACAAGGGACGCCTCTTGAAATTCCCAACGTGTAACCTCGACAAGTGGCACATCCCCATCACGTTCAGTCAAACGAACTTCAAGTTTTTTGCCTCCCACTGAGATTTCAGTCAGGGTTTCTTCCTGAACCATCCTCCAAAACATTTCTGCATCTGGGTTAGCCTCAGAAAAGAATGCAGTAGCTCTAAGCTCAGTACCATCCAAGTGTACATTTTCTAAACGACCTATTGGAAGTTCGCCATATTTACCCGAACCATGCATCCAGCGAAGTTTCCCTGTTGCAGCACGCGTAAGATCCACATTTTCTTCACCATGCAAAAGAACTTCATCATATTGTTCACCACTCCAATAATCAGTTCTACGCAGTGGTATTTCTGTAGATATTAATATGTCTACACTTCGTAATTCTTTGTTGATCGAGCCAGGTGCAATCAAAGCACGGGCAAATTCATTTTGCTCAAGTAATTTGCTTTCATTAAGCTTTTTTCTAGACATTACTATCCTCCTTGTCCAAGATTCCTGCGTCTTTCATCATCTCTTTTTCCTTTTGTCTTTGAGTTATAATTTCTTCAAGGTCTTTTCCCTTTGAGGCAGCGAATTCATCAAGCGTAGCTGTTCCAAGTTCATATTCTTCTTTGAATGCTTTGATATCTTTAAGTGGATCTACCCACTCACGAGCTGGCGCGATCCATCGAGGTTGACAAAATTTTGTTTTATCTGAAAAATAAGAACTCGCGGAAAGCCCCTTTATGTTCCCAGCAATAACATTGTTGTCCAACCACTCTTCAAATAATGGGTTTAAAACATAAGTAGTAAAATGCCATTGTTCATGAGAAAATGTTTTATGATCTTGTATAAGCGAAGCTCTAGCAGATGAAAAGTTAGTCTGTGTATAATCTCTAAAAGCAAGTTCATAGCTGATCTTACGACCTGTTGCTATCATGCGTACACATGAACGCACAAACTCTCCATATTCAGTACCGCTAATAGTAGGGTCAAATTGATGTATCTTTTCACCCTCATTAAGATAGTGGACCATAACACCGTTAATATCAAAAATAGGATCAGCTACTTCATCTTTATTCAATGCACCTATGCGACCAGCGACATTTGAAGACTCTATCGCATAAGCTATTCCGGATCTTGATCGAAGGGCCTGAATCGTTGCAGATTGGTACCCTGCAAAGTTACGAAGGTCTATAATAATCTGCTTGTATTCGCTAACACCTCTGTACTGCGTGGCACGATTATTAATCTTGAAATAGTGAATAATGTCTTTAGCATCTATTTTTTGACTTCGAGATAAACCTGCATTTAATACATACTTTTGAGGAGCACCATTAATATCAACCTCAATACCATCAACCATAGTAGTATCACCAAGCTGATATGATGTGTCGAATCTGTCAGCCTCTATAAGCTGTATTTTTAGAGGATGTTTTTTATCAGAAGTTAGTTTTTTATATATTAAGATCTCGCCATCCATCATTCTCTGCCCTGGAATAGTAGAATGCATCTCGTAAAAGTGTTGACGGCCTGTAATATCACAGTTTTTAGGCTTAATCCATTCATTAAAATGTCGTTCTATTTCTTTGTCAATTTGTTCAAGTCCTGTTTTTGACTGGAATTTCATGCCATTAGCAAAAGAGTTTACTTTAATAGAGTGATCTATCCCAGAGACAATGCCGTTATTTTCATGTAACCATCTGGCACGCGCACGCATAACATCTCTGTCCGGAGAGGCAGTATTTTCAAAAGGTGAATTAGCATTTTTAAAATCTTGATTTGCACCTCGAAGTTTTCCTCCCTCGTAAAACCCTCTTTTAATATCTAACATATCTCTAAGTAAACTCATTTTCTGAGTCCTTTAATAGCAGCAATATATTGAGATAAAAGGATAAGAGCTAAAAACAGCACAGATACGATGATACGCGTAATCATAGACCAAGTGCTCACATCGAAGGACAAGTGTACAAAAGCACCAAACAAAAATAGCAGTAGTGCCAATACAGATAGTTCTGCAATATAAAATGATTTAATTAAACTGTACAGGCGCATACATTTTCATTGGTTTTTGATTTTGTCCGGGGATATAGCTACTTCCGAGAATATCAATCTTAGAAATAAGATTGTTCTCTCGGTTATATAAATCTTTTAGGTTTGCACGAGTAAGTTCTTTCCCGTCAATCTTATAGCTTTGTGATGTTTCGACTGCTTCAATAGCAGTTTGTACAGCTTCAAGTTGTTGACCTAATGTCTTTACCATAACCTTCCTTTTCAAAGTAATGACAACAGTTTCACAGAATCTAAAAAAAAAGTTTAGGCCAAAAAAATCAGGCATGTCTTTTTTTTTGTTTTTCTGCTAGTAACGTAAAAGTTCGTAATATAGGAGGTTAAAAGTTCGGTTTATTTAACATTTGGAAAAAAATGTATAAAAATGTAAGAAAAAGTTTGCAAAAAGTTTGCAAATTTGTGGGAATTTCCCTCAAAAAGAGGGAATTTGAAGGTAGATTTAGATTTTAAAGAGTGGAAATGTTGTGAGAATGCAAGTCATTTATGACCAAATTTTGAAGATATGCACTTCGATTACCGTTGAATTCAACTAATCTTTCAGGGAGTACTTCTAAAATATCCGTTCTCATCATGACATTGATTCTTTTTAACTTCTCAACTTTCACATTGATAAGCTGCGGCATCGCACCGGTTTCAATTTCAGTGTCACCTTCCATTAATTCTTCTAAATTTAATGCTTTTGGTAATGCTTTTAAATCTTCACAATAAAGTTCACTTGCTTCAATAATATTATGAACAGCTTCTTTAAATGTACTACCGTAGCTTGACACAAAGTTAAGATCAGGCACGACAGCGACATAATCATCACCTTCTTTATGGATGAATGCTATATATTCCATAGTTTTATTTCCTTTCATTCATTGTAGCTAGAGACTAGCGGAGTTCAATTCCGCTTTGCTTCTCTATGCTCTTGAGTGTTCCTATCGGGATATCTTTTTTCCCGTGGTCAGGAACGATAACCACCATCTCACCTTTTATGAGCTTCTTATGTGACCCTTTTTGGGACTTAAGCTCAAAACCGTTGCTCTTTAAAATCTTTAGGACTTCTTTGGCGTCCATCTATCTACCTCCTTTTATATACACATTATACACACTATAACCTTAAATACACTTAATGTGTATAGTGTGTATTAATTCAAGATTTATATACATTTAATAACTGCTACGGTAAAAATATTAGGCATTAGATCTAATATCAGGATAAATTTTTTCTAGCTCGGTCAAGCTTTCTTCCCATATCCCATCCCATATAATTTTTTCTATGGCCTGCCCTATGTTTTTTATTGAGTATTTATGCATTACGTGATTGATGACTCTTTCGGTTCTGCGCTCAACTGATGGCTTTGTTTTTAGATTTTCTCTTCCGTCCCAATATTCCATATTTCTATACCTCCAGCTTAATAATTATTTATGAAATCATCATCAAATGATTTTCTCGACTTTAGTTTTGTATTTGATTTATGTTGTATTTCTTGTTTAACCATTATTGGTCCACGTTGTGCCAGCATTTCCAGATCTACCCCCACAATAAATAATGAGCAGTATCCATAAACACGCACATCCCAAGCTTCATTTCTTGCACGACGGGCTACCCATCTACCATCCTTGCCTCTCTGTTCTGCCGTCAACTGTTTGAAATATTCTTCATTGTATTCCGGTTCTTCAGGGAAATGCATATAGCCTGGGCCAATAGCTTCTGTCATAAGATGAGAAGAGATGACATTTTTAGCAGCATTTACTCCGAGCTGGTAAAGAGGTATTTTTGCTTTATTTGATCGACTTGCCAAATGTGGTGAAATTGGTGCGTCTATTGCCTTTGCACCTTTAATAGCAAAAACACCTCGGTTAAATCGTGTCTTACAAAATGCGTATGCTTGTTTAGCCCTATGTCCTTGAGTGTCTAAACACCCACAGGCGATGCGCATAAGTCCACCGTTCTCATGAGTCCATGTTTTTAAAAGAAAGTCATCAAAACGTTGCCATACATCAGGTTTAGAGGTATCACCATGAAATACTTTGTAGGCAATGCTCCAAGACTCTTCTGCTTCACCCCAACCTTGAACCTCGCACTCAATACGATTATCCTGTGTATCAGCTCCAAAAGTGAGAATAAGTACGCCATCCGGGACCTGAGCGAGGTAATGTTCCTTTCTATCTTCATAATTTCCTATTTCTATCTTTTCATAGTCCTCTTCCCATGTTCTTGCAAGTACTTCACTATAAAATGCCTTTAGTTTTAAACGACTTTTTGAAGCGTCTAAAAATTCTTGAGCAATGTCTTGCCATCTAACATTAGGCGAGTATGAAAGCATTGACCAAAAAGAAAATGATGCTATTCCTTTAAATGGTTTTTCTGCTATCCACTTTCCGCGTTTATCCATTTCTCGTTTATGATGATCATATATTCGTTCACCACACTTTTTACACTTAAAGTGTGCAGTTTCAGGGAAGTGCTGCAAAGTTTTACCTTCTTCACTTATATTTTTATCCCATGTTAGTTCTTCAAACTCAAATTTCTGCATGTACTCACAATGAGGGCAAGGAAAATTACGATAGCGCTGGTCTCCCATTTTAAACCAGTAATCAACACGAGACACACCTTTGCCATCATCATCTTCGGCATCAGGCTCATAAGCCCTTCCTATAGGTTTGCCACCAATGATATTTTTACGGTCCCAAAAATCGGAATTACGGCGGAAAAATGTCATCATCGTATCGCCTGCATTACCTGCTTCAGCCTTCCACGCATCAATTTCATCACCAATACAAACTTTTACCGTACGCCGGTTAAAATTCTTGTCAGATTCTGCTCCTACACCTTCCCAAATACCTCCGGGGTACATTTTCTTTACTGTCTTCTCTTTTTTCCCTCTTCCGCGAGTAGAAGGGGTGTCTATAAGCCTTGCAATATCTGGGTTGTCTCTTATCATTGGTTCAAATTCATCTTCTGCATAACCGGTCATCTCATCGTCATTTGGCTGAGCATGAAGGATTGAACACGGCCTCTGTTCAATAAAATACCCCTGAGCCATATTTATAAGTTTGGTATATCCTACCCTCGTAGGCTTTTTCACTACAACCAACCACGTTCCAAAGTCGGTCATTGCATCAAGTATCTCAGGTTGATATGAATAGAGAGTCACTTGTCCAGGAGCAGAAGAAGACTCTGCAGATAATTTAAATTTTGATTCTGCCCATTGCGACCCTGTTAACATTGGGCGTGGTTTTAATATCTTAATCCCATGATCGAGAAGAATGCGCTGTTGCTGTGTCAAGACTCCCATTCGTACTCCCGGATAGATACTTTTTGATCATTAATATTTTTAATCAACCACTCTACAACCTCGTTTTTAATCTCTGGAAAATGGGACTTTAGGTTAATAGGCAAATCATCAAGATACTTGTTTAGAGGGGAGAAAAGAATTTCAACGACAGTCTTAGCATGAGCAATAGGAACAACCTGTCCTAATAGCTCTAGGGTCTGAGTTTTATTTTTAAGCCCTAACCAAAACTCTTTTTCAGCTTTTGCACCTGCAATAGTTATTTCTTCAGGAACCTTAATATCCCCCATCTCTTCTGGTATTCCAGCAAGAGTAGCTCTCTTTACTTCTTCAAGTTCACCTTTTTCACGTATCTCTTCCAGTCGACGATCTAATTCATCTTCTGTCATATCCGCTTGTGATGGGTATGTACCAGCTGTACTCATAAGAGTAGGTTCTACTTTACGACTGTTATTTGCTTCTCTTTGAGCATCGCGAGTAGGATCTTTTGAATCTTCAATAGATTTTTTAACTTCTTCATATTTATAAAACTTCTTTGGGCTTCCATGTTTAGAATGTGAAGGTATTTTCCCTTCCGCTACCATTTGAGAAAAGTATGACTTACTGTAAGTAATATCATCTCTACTCTTTAAAAGTTTCAAACAATTAGCAGCTGTAATTAAATCATACATTCATCTTCTCCATAAACGTTCAGTGAACATTTTCAACTATAAAAGTTAAGCAAGTTTGTCTACTAATAAATCGCGATGCTTCGGGGTTCACACTACCCGTATGAGATATATCTTCCAGAAGGACCCATTGTATTTTCACTAGTGCCATCCTTTCATTTTATTAATAGATGAAGCTCTTTCAATAGCTTCATTAAAATGTTTTGAATATCTTCTTGCAATTACTTTTGATACAGTTGATTCAAGGTCAAAGCGTTTTTTGTAGTTAGGCTTTTCGCTGATACGCAACATACATATAGGCTTGTCATGTCCTGGCATCCTTGCATAAATGCCTGGGGCCATTGTCGTTTTTGATTTACCAGTAACAATAAAGAAGCGTGCCTTTGTTCTTCTTGAGTTTGCTTTAGACCTACTTCCCTTTGTTTCATTTGCACTGTACCCTGCTTTTATATTTAACTTAAGCTGTGACATCATCTGAATATAAGCAGATCCCCTTATCTTAACTCCAGGGGATGGTGTCAAGATTTCTCCTTTGTACATATAACCTGACCGTATCAGCGCTTTTTCCATTCCTCTTCTTTCCCGATCACCACCACTAAAGTGATGAGCAAGAACTTTATGCTGCCATCTGAACTCATCTACAAACAACTCAGCATAATTGCTATCTCTAGTAGCTTTCTTAATACGAAATGAATTAGGTATAGACCCTTTAGTTATATTTAGCTTTCCACCAATCTCACGTTTCATTGATTCAAGCGCATCAAACGCAAGATTATTAACCGTAGTTCTTTGAATATATGGAAGGTCCCTGTCTCTAAGATACCCAAGCTCTTTAATTGCTTCATCAAGGTTATGATCTATGCTAATCTTAAACATCTAAGACACCTTCACAAAATCAATAAAATCAACATCACCCTGCATCAGCATACGAAGAAAGGTTGAGTTCGGGAACATCATCGGATTAGCCATCGCATCAGTTACAAAACTCTCGCCGACCTTCACTCCCTCAAGTCTTACCCCTTGGTTCATGATTGCTACCTTCTCAGGAAGATATGCCAGGAACATCATGTTGTCAATAAACTTACTCAGACCCACCAACCGCTCATCTGTGTTCAGCTCTTGTTTGTACTTCTTGTAGGCGTGTGCCACAATCTTGATATTCAAATACTCTTTGATCTGCTTGTATGATTCGTAGGATTGTTCTTTTGCCCCGAGGTATTTTCCTGCACACATTCTCAACTCTGCATAAGCTGCTTGAAACTCTCCATCGATTGCAGAAGTGTGATGAGGATTTGATGCCGGTGATGATGCTATATTATTACTCTCTGTAGTAGTCTCTGCATAGTTACAGTTTTTACTATAATCTAAAGCGGGAAACTCGCTTTTGCTACGCTTGTTTTTACTCTTAGGTACGCTTGCAGTATTATCGGTCTCTTTTTCACCATATATCTCATACAAAATAGCCTCAAGTTTTTCAACATTAAGCGTATAATACGTTACCCGATCTCTATTGATTTTTGACGAAACGAGACCCATTTCTTTCAGCTTTGAAAAAGCAGTTTGAAATTCCTGCTTAGTAAAACAAAGTTCCTCAGACCAGCTGTCACCATCTGTATATTTCTCATGATCACACGGCTCTATAAACTTATAGAACGCAACACCGTTCTGCTTATCCCACCAGTACATGATCTGCTGTAATAATATAGTTGCATTGGTGTTCTTGATGACCCTCTTTAACTCAGGTCTGAATGTTATGACGTTTTTATCCGCAGCCAGTGTTTTAATGTAACTCATCGTATACCCTCTTTATCCTATTATTGTCATCTCTATCGTGTCGTTCCTACCAGGGCTATCCTTTGGAATATCCTCATACACAACTTCCATGCTTGCCATAGCCGTATATGGCTGCATCGTAACCGTAGTCTTGTCAATGATCAGTTCCTCTTTAAACTCGATACCGTTTTGTCTATTCTTCTCGCAGATCATAGTGCGCTTGTTTTCCATGTTCTTATCTTTCGTAAAGAAGAGCATGATGTCCGCATCATAATCAGCGTCACCGCTTCCTTTGATAGCCATATGCCCATTTTTAAGATCATCCTTGCTCACCTGGACAATAAGTATGACTATCACCCCTTGTTCGACACATAAACGGCTCAGACGGCTAGTGATATCACTTATTTGTTCATTTCTCTTGGCAGCAAGACGACGGTTTGTGATTTTCATCAGCGAGTCTATTACGAAGAACTTTGTACCCTTGGCTGCATGCCCTTTGATTGACTTCTCTATCTGGTCGATATCCCTGCCTTTTTCAACTATGCGTATACGGTTTCTCTCAGATGTCGACAGCCGGTTCTTTTTCATTCGCAGTGCGATCTTCCATGCAGGCATCTCATATGTAAATAGAACCGAACTGTGCCCACGAGATACGTTGTACATGATCTGCATGGCAAAGGCTGTCTTGCCGGCTCCTTTTTCTCCTCCGAGCATTAAGAGCTGATGCTCCTCTATACCGCCGTCAAGGTGACGGTCTATAGATGGGACGCCTGTCTCATACTTTACGCGAGCAGGCATGTTCTCAAGCATTTCTATAGCTTCGTTGAGAGTGACCCCCTCTCCGTCTGAGCTACCGGTCTCAAGAAGATCAAGCATCTCAAGTTTGTTACCGTATAACTCTCGCTTTAGCTCGATACCTCTGTCATAGTCTCCATCTCGCTCACAGTTTGCTATCTCATTTGCCAGGCGCTTGTTCAGCTCAGCGATCTCATCGTAACGCTTCATATGTTCATCCATTTAGACTTTACGCTGTGCTCTTTCAGTACACCTATGTAATGGTTCACACTGGATAGAGATCCGAATGGGTTTGCTGTCAGTATCGCAAGAAAGTTTTGCTCATGGAATAAGTTGTTTTTTTGCAGATAGAATGAGACGGTGAGTTCGTCTGTAGGTTTGCCTTTTGATCGAAGAGCATTGATTACTTTTGCAACCGCCTTATGGAAGTAGTTCCCAAAATATTCTTCGTTTAGTTCAACATCTTTTATCTGGGATCTATCGTTAAATGTTCCTGCGAACATCACGCTTGATAATACTGATTTTTCTATGTCTTCAGTCATTTGTTTGCCTTGGTCCTTGCATCATTGAAAAAGGAGGGGAAGGAAGCCAAGAACCACCAACGCTACCCACCCTTTTCAATAACAGTTGTAGGCACTGTGGTACAATACGAAGCTTGTACTTTCAGTGCAACGTAAAGGAACCGGGTGTGCATCCGCCAAGATATCACCCGTTTCCGCCCTATTAACCCTGCGAACAAGGCTAAACAAGATGGAATACTCTTACCAAACAAATGTTGGAAAATTCACCATTAAGCCACAAAGTGGACGTTGGTTATTATCCATTAATGACAATACTCTAGGATCATATAATTCTCCTCATCAAGCTGCAGATGATGTATATAATCATGCTACTAATCATAATGAATGGGACGAACAGCTTGATATTGATGACCCAACTGATCTCTCAGAATGGAAAGTTCTTCGGTAAGAGATTTGATCTCTTTTCTACGCTGTACCAGCAAGTGTTGACGATATTTCACAAGCCCGGATGGAAATATTTTAAGCCCTAGATTTTCAAGCTCACAAAGTTTATCCTGTCCTATGATGCCTACTGCTAGTGTTCTAGTATCCCCCATAACCACTTTGTCATGTTTTTCAATAATGTCATTTTGATCTAACACAAGCGTGAGTTTTTCAATCTCCAATTTCAATTTTTCATTTTCCAGCTTTACCTGTTGAATTTTCAATTCGTTTAAAGTCTCCATCAATAAACCCTCACTCCGTCTTTACCTTCATGGACACATCCGCATCCGGCATAAAAATACCTGGCATGCATACCACCACGCTCATTGGACTCATCCATAACAAGGATCAGCCCTTTATGGCCTGCTTCTTCAAACTTCTTATTAAGATCAGCGATTCTTTGTGTCAGATGACGGATATTCATATTCTTGTAAGCCTCATCATAAGTAAGTGACTTGCCTTCACTGAAGTGCATATGAAGCGTATACGGTGTCGAGCCTTTTTTAAATGTTACAGTTGCCATGTCCTACTCCTGTCTTTGTTTCTTTAGTGCTGCGACGTGGTCTTCAAACTCTTTGATTCCTCGTCTGGCTGCATGAGCGATTTTTTCAAGATCTTCAGCTTCTTTGTCATCGATCACACCATCATTGTGTTTATACTCAAGAAACATGTTTGAAAGATTGCCGGCAAGAGCAGATATTTTAAGAAGATCATCTTTTAAGTGATCCTCACTGGAACTATTACATTGGGACCCTCTGACATATTGACCGCCATAGCGTTTGCACATATTGTCAAGAATGATATCTCGCTCTTCATCACATTCATCAAGAACTACCAAAAGCTGGTCAACAGTAATAGGCTTTGGTGTGGCTGGGTTATATGTGCTATAATTCAGTGCAGAAGCCAACTGAATATCACCATTTTTACCGGTGTAACCTAGCATGGGTGCAAAATGTTGACGGGCAGTGATACTGTGACGGTTTCCATAAGCTTCGATAGTATCGTGTATGTTTTTGTAGAAGAACGGGTTTTTAGCAAGTGCCATAATGGCTCCTTTAGGATCACTTTTCTGAAGAGGGGCTCCTAAAAAGGTCAAACCGCCCACTCAGAAAAATGGGTTTGAGATGACATAATAATGCATTACTGCATAAATGTCAAGCATTTTTGCATATTTATTAAAAAAGGATTACTGTGAACGTACCAAAAAAAGTTAGTGACAGATTTATATCTGGTCTTCAAAAATATAAAAAGATCTTGAAAAAAGCTCAAGACAAAGACGTAAATGAGTCCGACACTGTTGTTATTATCACAGATATGCTGGAAGAGATATTTGGCTATGACAAGTATGATGAGATTACAAGTGAGTACGCTATAAAAAGCACCTTTTGCGATCTAGCCATCCTAATTGAAGATAACTTAAAGTTTTTGATCGAGGTAAAAGCAATCGGCATTAACCTCAAAGAAAACCACCTAAACCAAGCACTTGCTTATGGAGCGAAAGAAGGTCTTAGCTGGATAATCCTCACTAATGGAGTAATCTGGGAAGTGTATCATGTTGTTATGAGCCCTAAACTTGAAGCAGAGCTTTTGTATAAAATCGATCTGTTAGAACTTGACTTTAGACAGAAGGATGTAACAGAAAACCTCTTTGTCATCTCAAAAGAAGGGCAATCTAAGAATGCGATCGATGAGCTGAATGAAAAAGTCAACATAATGAACAAACATATGCTCAGTGCAGCTTTGACTGAAGACAGTGTAATAAATGCGATCCGTTTACAATTAAACAAACTTTCCAGTATTAAAACAAACAGTGAAGACATCTTGGATATTGTTGTCAATGACATTATTAAACGTGATATTCTCGATGATGAAGCCTATAAAAAGGCAAAGTCCAAAATAAAAAGAATAAAGAACAAAGCAGCTAAAGAAAAAGAGCTGGAAGACGTTTAAAAATTATCTTAGTGTGGCAGACTTGGAATAAAAATTGCATGCTTACTAGATATGATCTATGTCTTAGGTCCACCTGGGCATATATGAAACATAAATGGTACTTATATAGTCTACTTGTATAGCTATATTTAACATTTTATGGTACTATTGATACCAATACATGGTAGTACAAGTTACTTAACAAAGACACATTATTGACACATTCAAGTGTGATAATGCGTAAAAGCGAAGCGTAAATGCTTAAATAAGTTATAGTCAGACAATTCATTAACTATAGTTGAAGCATCATACGAGTATAATTCGCAAAATTTTAAAGGGGTTCATGATGAGTAAAGAATTAGTATGGTTAATCAATGGTTTTTCTAATGCATTTAATGTATCTGGGAACAAATCAACAATTACAAAACATTCTAAAAAAGCAGGTACCTACTCTAAAAAGGTGTCCACTGATACTTCAAAAAACCTGCAATCTTCTGCTGTTAAAGTTGGCAATGCAATGCGTAAAGCTGTAGCTAACGCTTAATGGCTAAAAATAAACTTACAAAAAAACAGCAAACTATGAAAGCTGCAGGTAGGGTTGGTGAGCTTCATGTACTCGCAGCGCACCAACATGAACACAACCACCAACACCAACTGAACATTTCTCCATTTTTATCAGCCCATGAATTAGAAAAAATGAATGCAGTAGATCCTGCCTATGCCAATAAGATTTTTGAACTTACTAAATACCAAATTGAAGCTGACGTTGAGAATTCCAAGAAAAACATAGAATTGGAACAAAAAGAGCAGGAAATACGAGAAAAAGAAGTTATTGGAGAGATAGATCATAAAAAAAGAGGACAGTATTTTGGAGTCTATGCAATTACGTTTTTAGGACTAATAACACTTGGTTTAGTCTACTTTGAAGCATTTAAAACAGCTGCTGCCTTTGCATCTGTAACAATAGTAGGTGGAACGGTAGCCTTTACCGGCATCCCTGCTAAAAACAAAAATGAAAAAAAGGTCAAGTCAAAAGAGATCTAGATTACTATTTTTCTCAATCAGTTCTCTTTTCTTCTTCAATCTCAACCGGTTTACCACTCCAAAACGAATCATACACATACTTAGCCTCAGTATGATACATAAACTTGATAGTATTGTAGTAGATCTTCAAAGTGTCAGGATTCACGGCATAGTAGGTAATCGTTCTCTTGTTCCAAGGAAGGTTTGAGAGTTTCATGTCCCAGATCTCATCATAAAACTTTCGCTCACGACCCTTGACCATTAAGCTGCCATTTAAGTACACGACATGACCCCATGAGTATGACCTCATTATCTTATCTGTTCCCTCAATAAAAGCAACCATCAACGGTGCAAACATAATAAACATCCCTATCATGTAAGGATCATGCTCATGGATCATAATTTCTATAGAAATAACAATAATAAGCAGTACTATAAACCCCGTAAGTGCAATAAATCCATTGCTAAGCGTTGCCACCAATTTAATTGATTTAGGAGAAGCCTTCAACCGACTTACAAAATTATAGGTATGGTTTATATCTCTACCTGCCTGATTATTGTAACTCCCATGCGTATACTGAGTGTCCATGCTACACTACCATCTCTTTCTGGTGCTTCACCATGTTTTTATATGCCGTAATTCGCTCTTCATCATTAAAAGAGTCGTACACATATTTTGCTTCTGCATTATGCATAAACTTTATTTTGCGCCCGTAAGGCTTGTGACTGTTAGGGTTAACGCCGTAAAAATGTATGATTCCATTACCGATCCAGTTCTTTTTATAGCTTAATGTCCAGATCTCTTCATAGAATTTTCGCTCTCTGCCGTCCAACGTTATCTTTCCATCGGTGTATTTGATGTGCCAAGGAGAATATTTCAACATAAACCTTTGACTGCCCTCAATTAAAAAGATCACCAACATACCCACACTTACACTAAACAAGATTTTCAGCGTAGATGAGAACATACTGATATGAAGAAACCACCAGCTTATAAGAATTGACACGAGATAAGCAAAACCTACTATCCAGTCATGATTAACAATAGCCTTGAGTTCTATATCTCGAGGCGAAACATTGACACTGTGAACAAGACTGCTCAGTATAGTTAGGTTCCCACCTACTTGGTTGTTCCCATGTCCGTTGATATACCTCACTCAGTTGCCATCTTATATTTTCAGGCTTGTGACGTAGTTCAATACTTTCAATTTGTCATTTATATCAAGCCCTTTCACGATCGATGCTATCGTACCTGCGATCTGCTCGTCGACCGACGTATTATTATTATGTCCGCTGATATTTCCACCGGCTTGGTTGTTATGGTTTCCACTAAGAGTCTGACTTTGAGTGGCTGTAGTATTTACTAGCATTTCACCTTCACCCGTCAATAGCCAAGGAGTAGACACCCTATTTTTAGCTGCAAATATTGAGATAGTTTTTGTTAGGCTATCTCCTTTTTTTCCACGGTCAATAGTACTTTGACTAACACCAAGGTCATCAACGCATTTTTGTGTACTGCTCTTTCCATACACAGCGTCTAATGCTATACCAAATCTATACCCTATAGTATTCAAAAAAAACCTTTTTTGCATAAAAATGCATTTTTGCTTGACATAATATGCATTTTTGCATATACTGCCTATATTAGTTTACGTTTACACAACATAAACATTATAACAAAACGACTTTAAAAACAAAAAGGTTTATTACAAATGCAGTTTAACAACACATATCATGCTTCTACGTTGAGTTTAACCTTCTTCTTACCACAGCTATCACAGAGATATGTCTTATCAACTGTACCAAAAACATTACCATCCATAGCGGCAATCTGTTCGTCTATAAGCTTTAATGCACCGACTTCACAGTATTCACAGATCAAACCACTCGTTATAGCAGGTTGTTCAAGCTTATTTAACCGATTTTTCAATGCAGTATTCTCTCGCTCTAATGCTTCTATTCGTTCAGGTAGTGTGGAAAGAGCCTTTAAAAATTTAACATTCTTCAGGAGTTCATTTATGTCTTTAATCAAAAGTAATCCTTTAAAAACTGATAACAAGGTAAATATTATCTTAGAAAGTGATGGGAAAAGTATTTCTCTAAAACTTGGTTCAAACCCAATTGTCATAGCAGCCATTATGAGTGTAGAACAATTAGATCAATTGCAACATGAACTAGAAAAAATATTACACAATGTTCACAATTATAACCAAAATAAGGATTCTTAGTCATGCAGTTTAACAAGCATCTCACTCTTGGCGAGAACATAAAACTAGGTCTGTGGGCAAGAGATAAAACCGTTTATGTTGTTGCAAAAGATTTACAGACAACGGAAAATACAGTCAAAACGATCATTGCTGAAAGATTTACAAGAAAAGAAAAGATGCCACCTCTGCACAAACGTGTTTACGAGTATCTTCTTGAACACTGCGAAGGATTTGCCCAATGGGCAGAAGACAATGAGATAACCCTAGTTTCATAGATCTCTTTTAGAAGACATCTATTGAGCCTAGCTCAACAAACGTTGATTTAGAGTGTTTACATTCTACTTCATCATGTTACTTAACTTATCAGCGGCAGCTCTCGCAGGTCATGAGGTCGTTTTTAAAAATACCACGCAACAATCGAGCGTAAGCGTGAAGGGTCGTCAACGGACTCTGGAGTAAATGTGCAGTTGAAATGAATGTCTACCTGAGAGTAAGGGCCCTACTCTGATCAAACATTCAAAACAAGAGAATCGTTTTTGCGCAAGCAAAATGTTTCTTTAGTAAACTAAAAGGAAACCCAATGTCAGAAGAAGTATTAGCCTCAGAAATTGAAGCATTTATTCAGGCGTTTAGAGTAGTTGGCAATGGGGACATTGCCGATGAAACGTCTCGTAAACTAAAAGAGTGTGTAAAAGCGACAATGATTCTTGAAAAAAAATCAACACTTACCATAAAGCTTGATATTGGAAAGATTGCTGATGATCAAATTTCAATGGTAGGTACCGTATCTGCAAAAATACCTGAGACACAAATCAAAACAGGTTTCTTTGTGAACGACAGGACCTTTCTACCATCACGTAACAGACCGAACCAACAAACACTACCAGGAGTTAAATAATGAAAGAGATATTCAAACTATTTATTGATACATTTAGACCAGTAAAACAGGACTTAGGAAATGGCCGATTAGCGGTCCATCAGGATTATAAAGAAGATAACTCTGACAGGCCAATGTTTTTTAAGCCTGAGATAGCACGACACGTTCTCTCACAAACGATCATTAATAAAGAAGACTTCATTGAATTTGTAAACGAGTATAAAAAGATTGGAACAAAAATGTTTTACAATCAAAAAGGCGTCTCAGCTATCTTTAATTACTCAACAAAAGATGAAGCTGATTATGGTGATTCAATCTGTACGATGCCTTTACAACATACAGATGATTACACTGAGTTTGTCAGACATGAAAAAACTCAAATGTCACAAAAGCAATTTGTACGCTTTCTTAAACGAATGGAACCTTTCATTATTGCAATGGATGATAAAAAGTCTGACAGCATGGACATCATTGAGATGGCAGAACATTTACAGGCTATTAAGACCGTTGATAGCGTTCAACGTAACGCACAACAGAAGTTTCACTTAGATGTTAACATTCTTACCGGCAAGTCGAACATGACTCTTCCTCGCATAATCACTTTAGAGTTTCCAGTATTTACAAATGACCGTGTAATAACCACAAAATTTGAAGTTGAGCTTTTCTTGGGTGCTAAAGGTGAAGGTTCCCTATCTGCTGAGCTTATCTGTTATAACATTGACCAGCTCTATGAAGAAACAATCCGCGAGATCACAGCTTCTATTTTAAAAAACATTGAAGATGTAAAAGCATTTCAGTCCTAACGGGCTGATACATAACACGGAGACTTAGCTCAGCGGTTAGAGCATTGTATCCCCCCATATACAAAGGTCGCAGGTTCGAATCCTGCAGTCTCCACCCTTACACTCCTTAGATTTACTTAGACCTTGCAGACTTACTCACTGCAAGGACAAACATAACTTTTTATTGAGACACTTCAGGGTGTTTCAAAAAGAGATTAAAGGAACCACATGAGATCTTTAAAAAGAAAATGGAAAAGGTTTGAAGAGCTGCTAGAACAGTTAGCCGATCAAATCCTATAGAGCTCAAGACACTTAACATCAAAAGGATCACTATGACACAGTTATATGCAAAGATAAAAAGAAGCAGTAAATACCACAATCAAAATAGCTATCACGTACAAGATGATAAATTCATACCTTTTGAAGTCATCTATGATGAGAGGCAAGAGAAGTTTCTTGGCGGTGTGGGTGGAAACTACCCGGTTGATGATCTAAATCTATTCGTCAAACAAGATGAAGCATTTGTGAGGGTTGGCAAATGAGTATCGAAGACATAGAGTTTTATTACCTCAAGCTTATGCTGCTTGTCTATCCTGATATCAGCATCATATCTGCTCAGAACCAACTTAATACATTCAAATCAAAAATAGGACTCAAACCATGACCGACCTTACCATAGTATTTTTAATTTATCTGTTGATCTTAAGTATCATCCTCCCTTTGTTTTTCTTCTTAATATTTAGACACAACAAGAATAAAAAAGATGATTATTTCCATAGGGATGATTATATGATCGATGACTTCTACACGCCAAAGGATTGATTATGAACGCCAGTGCCTACGAATCATATAAACAAAAATGTAAAGAACTTGGACTAAAAGCAAGTCCTAAAAAGAAGCTCTTGGCTGAAGACATACAAAGAGAGCAAAAAGAAAACCGGATCGATGTAATAGCCTTGATCAAAGAAAAAAAAGAAACCGGCACCGGTACTGTCTCAGACTGCTAAAAAAGCTCTTACTCCAGTTAAAAAAGAAAAGCTTAAAAAACCGGTACCGGGTTCACAAGTTAAAACCGAAAAATCAAAGCCTGCAGCAAAGACAAAGCCTAAAAAACCAAAGCTAACTGATGAAGAAAAAAGAGAGAAACGTCGCGCATATCAAAGGGCCTATCAAAGAAAGAATAGACCTGCAGCAAAGCCTAAAAAACCAAAGCTAACTGATGAAGAAAAAAGAGAGAAACGTCTTGCTTACCAAAAAGCCTATAGAGAAAGAAACCGTGAAAAGTTAAATGCTCAGACCAAAGCCTGGAGAGATGCTAAGTCTCCGGAGCAATTAAAACAAGAGCGTAAAGAGTATAGAGAAAAGAATGGTGAGCATCTTCGTGCCGTTGACCGCGACAGAAAAGAAAAACGTAAAGAGTTCTATAAAAATAACCCCGAAGCATTGGCAAAAAGAAGAGCCCGTGATCGTGAACGATACCATCAGCAAATGAATGACCCGGAAAAGGCGGAAAAACTTCGGGCTAAATGGAGACGTGACAGTGAAAGAAAACGTTCAGCATGACTCATGGTGAACAATGGTACCTAAACAAAGATCGGTTTTACCATAACAGTAAGAAGTTTGAATCCTGTGATGCCATAGACAGAGGACTGCCAAAACGCATGTCAAAATCAGACGCCCTTGACTACTACAACAAAAAACTCATCAAATATTGGACCAGTACATCTCTAAAAATAAAACACAAGGAACCTCCCATGCCACCTGCAACACAAAAAACAAAGATACAAGATCGTTTTGAGAGCATAAAGGACAATGATGTCCTTAACATAACCAAAGCCCAGCTGATAGCACTTGTTGAAAGAGTAAGACAAGAAGCTATACAAGCGCATGAAAAAAACAACCAGTTCAATGCAGATGAGATATTTCATGCATTGAAAGTATCCTAAAGGACTTGCCATGCTAACTGATGTAGAATACAAAGCTGCACATAAAGACCAACTCCCTCTTCTCAGTCCAAAAGATATGACAGTCTGGATAATAGGAAGATCATTTCAACAACTGCTTGACGAAGAGTCTGAGATCATAGAACCAGTGGACATAACCCTCTACATAGATGAAAGAAACATAAAAAGAGCTATGGACACCCACACGTTCAAAGAGTCATTTAAAGAAGTCTTTGGCTGCCACATACCAAATCGAACAGACGAAAAAAACATAACAGCTGCCAAACTAATGGGGTACATAAAATGACAGGATTTCTAAAAAGTAAGGCTATAGGCCAAATTGACAAAGTCTTAGTTGATGGAAAAACCTATACAGACAAGCAGCTCAAAGAACTTATTAAAAAAACGGAGAAAGAATCATGAAAAAAGTTTTATATATTGACACAGAGACAACGGGATTAAGTTCTATATCGAACGGTCTTACCGAAGTAGCCTGTATTATTGTTATTGATGATGTGGAAGTTGATAAGTTTCTTTTGCAAATAAACACATCAACATACAAAAAAGAGGTTGATTTTGATGATTATGCGCTAAATCTTACAAATAAAAGCATAGAAGACATACATTCCTATCCGGACAGTTCTAGACAGTTTGAAGTATTTTTAAATCAAGTTGGTAAATATATTGATAAGTTTGATAAAGCAGATAAATTTCAGATATCTGGATATAACGTATCCTTTGACATAGGATTTATACAGTCTTGGTTTCATGACAATGATAATAAATTCTACGGGTCATACTTTAGTTACAAGGATCTAGATGTATTTGCTATGGTAAAACATTTTAAACATCTAGGTCTTATAGATACCCCAGATGATAAACTTTTGACAATATGCGAGCACTTTAATATTCCTCTTGATGCTCATAATGCACTTGATGATATTATAGCTACGAAAAAGCTAGATGAGATCTTGACCGATAAATTTATCATCACAAATGCATCATGAGAAGGAACGGCTTTTACTGGGTGAGATACTTAGGAGAGATGACCGTCGGACAATGGGATGATGAAAATGAAGAGTGGTACCTGGTAGGACTCCAAAAAGAGAACCATCATATCACGGATAAAGACCTCGACTATATTGCGCTGCAAGTTGGGTAAGTAACAAAAATCTGTCTTTCAAAGATCATAAATGCTTGTTTTAAGCACTTAGCATCAAAAAAGTATAGATTTTCTATACTAAAATACAAAATCGTGTGTACTATTTAGAATAATTTAATATAATTTAAAATTCTATTTTTTAATAAAAATATATTAAATTTAAACTTTGAAAATAAATATAGTAATAAGGTCATTTTTGTATACAACTATTTTAATCCTCTTCATATTCTTTGCTTCAGCTTCCGCCGAATCGTTGGCAAACAAGAACTACGGATCAGCTATTGTCTCGGAAGTTACTAGCATCTATGATGGTGATACCTTCCGAGTCAATATCAAAGACTATCCTGACCTACTCGGCTATCGCATAGGCATCAGGGTCAATGGTATCGATACTCCGGAGATGAGAGGCCAATGCCAACAAGAGAAGGACTTAGCCCGAAAAGCAAAGCAGATCACTGTGGCAGCTCTGCGGGCTGGGAAGAAGATCGAACTCCGTAATATGCAACGTGGTAAGTACTTTCGTATCGTAGCGGATGTATATATCGATGAGAAAAGCTTAGCTGATAATCTTATCAGATCAGGGCTCGCTGTTAAGTATAACGGCGGTACTAAAACAAAGGATTGGTGTAAATAAATGAGTATTATTAAAGGCAAACATTCAAGCAAATATGGAACTACTATTTTATTTAACGATGAAGAAATTACAATTGCTAGAGGCCAGACATGGGGATACAGAGGCAGTGGACCAAGAGAACTAGCACACACCATTTTGTTGGCAGCCACTAATGACATAAATATTGCTCAAAAGCTACATTACAAATACTTTGAAAAGGTTACCAGCCATTTTCCTAAAGATAAAGAGTGGAGTCTCTCTATAGAGGAGGTCTTAGAATGGATTAAAATAAATAAAGACCAAAAAATATTTAAAGGAAGAAGGCATCTCCTAAATAATGGAACAACTATAACCATAGATGGGGTTGACCTTCAAATACCGTCTGATTATCCAGGCGTGGGAACTATGCACACCAATGATCTTAATTATGGGTATAACGGTCAAGGGCCCAGAGAATTAGCTATTGCTATATTATCCCATGTTCTTGATGATTATGATAGAGTTGAAGCGCTTTATAAAGATTTTGGTAGAGAAATCACACAAACCCTCCCAGACAAATGGGAACTATCTGAAGATGAAGTTTTAGATTGGGTTAATGATCGTGAAGGGGTCATACAATTGTTTTCTGCTGAAGACAATATAGTAAAAACAACATGTAAAGAGCTTGGTATAACACAGAAAGAATTAGCTGAACAAATTGGTGCAGCAGAACAGACTGTAAGAGGTTGGAGTTCAGGTAAAGACTTACCTCAATGGGCAGTGAAATCTTTTGAAATGCTTATTAAGATACACGAGCAAAATGAGCTTGTAGAAACAGTAACAAAACTTCATAAAATACTATCTAAGAGAAATAAATAACAAGAAATTAATATCTTAAATATACATAAAGTATTGACAAACATTTCTTTTTGATATACAATTCTTTCTAGATTATATCTAGGAGATACATAGTGAGCAGTTTAATCCCTTTTGAATTTAACGGTCAAAAAGTTAGAGTTGTTGTTGATGAAACAACCGATCAAGAATATTTTGTAGCAAAAGATGTAGCCTTACTTCTTGGATATAAAAATACTACAAAAGCAGTTAGAGACCATTGCAAAAAGCCAATTACAGTAGGGGGGAACGATTCGTTCTCCCTTAACGCTAAAGGGGGTAACGAATCGTTCCCCCTTGATTTAGACCCACAAACAAGACTTATTCCCGAATCAGACCTGTGGAGACTTATTATAAAGTCAACTCTACCTGAAGCTGAAAAGATAGAAGAGTGGGTTATGGAAGAAGTCTTACCTCAAATAAGAAAAACAGGAAGTTTTTCAGTTCATCAAGAAAAACCTCAGGACCCAGACCTCTCCACATTAATGATGAAGATGCTTGAAAACCAATCTCGTCAGACAGATGCTCTTCTTGACTTGACAGGTTCCGTAATCAAGATGATGGAATACTCCGTGCGAACTGACAATCAAACACCTATGGAAACTATAATTGAGTATGATCCAAAGATAAGCCGTGATGAGAAGATGAACATACGAGCATCCATAGAGAGCAAATCAAAAGAACTGGCTGATGAACTCGGACTCACTAAAAAGTCTATCACTCCAGGAATGTGGGTGGAATTCAAGAACTACTTTGATGTGAGCGACTACGGTGATTTGTGTAAATTTCAGTATGGACCAGCGCTTAACTGGATCATGATGTATGAGCCTCGTAAAAAACCAATACTTGATGAAATCAAGTGGTAATGGGGATGTTATGTTGATACAAATAACAGAAGCGGAACTACAAGCCGTACAAATAGCCCTTTATAAAGTACATTCTATAGGTGTTATTTTGGAACATATTGGATTTGAAGAAACTGATGTCTATAAAAACCGCTACTCAAGTATTGTAGGAAATCTTTCCGAACTTTTAGTAGAAAACACTGAAAGAGCGCTTGATATTATAAATGAGGTGTTGTGAATAATAAGAAGCCTTCGGACACAACCTTATATGTTTACTTATGAGTTAGAGATAGTGAAATAAGTAAAATAATCTAAAAAGGAGACCCCATGAATAGAGTTCAGACCATACAAAAACTCGCCGAAGATGTCGGCATAGACCCATCCTCTATTCAAGCAATGCTTAAAAATGGGGAACTCACAAAATATAGAAAGCCCGGACTAAAAAGAGTCTTTGTTGATCCGGATGAGTTTTATTCAAGAGTCGAAAAAGATTCTGATGACAACGTTAGTATTGACTTTGATATGGAACATTTTAAAGTCTCTTAACCCTCCCCCTCTTCTTAAAAAATCCCCCTATTAAAAAATCACTTAAATTAAAAGGTGCTATTATGTCAACGCATAGTAAGACTGTTACTCCAAAAAGGAGTAGTAAAAAAATGACTTCATATTATATTAGAGGCAAGACAATTTGGCTGAGTTACTATGTTGAAGGACAGCGATTTCTAAAGTCGACAAAGCTAAAAAACACACCTCAGAATATAAAACTTGTTACAAACCATATTATTCCAAAGATAGATATGGATATAGCAACAGGTGAAATATACAAAAAAAAACTTAAGACCTTTGAGTATTATGGCCGTATATTTTTAGAACATAAGGATGATAATAAAACCTATCATCTAAAAGTAGCGTATTGGAAAAGGGCCATTGAGCACTTCAAGGGTCAAGATATTGATTCCATAACACGCTTAGACGTTAAACAGTACCTAAACTCGCTAGACATGCTCTCTAAGTCTAAAGGAGCATATAAAAGTTGTATAAAAGAGATCTTTGAATTTGCAGTTGATGATGGAGTGATTAGTTTCAACCCTGCAGTTGGTATAAAACTCAAGCAAGACGTTCGTAAAGATGTTCAGCATTTTACACGAGATGAAGTTGCCAAGATCATGGAAGTCGCTACCGGTGTGATGAGACCTTATCTTATGATCGCATTTAACACAGGCATGAGGGTAAGTGAAATACTTGGTCTGCAGCTTGGTGATTTTCAAGATGACGGATATATTCATATCAAACGTACCAGGACAAAAGGGATGCTAGGATCTGGAAAGACTAACAACTCCATACGAAATGTTCCTTATCCTTCTTTTCTCCTGGAGGAAGTTAAAAAGTTTCAAGATCCAAAGCAACTGTTCATATTTGGAGATATAGATGATGCTCTAAAATTAAGATATCTTTGGCTTAATATCTTGAAAGACAGTGGTGTCAGAAAGTTTAAAATGTATTGTACACGTCATACGTTTGCAACACTGATGCTAAAAGAAAACATTGTAAGTATAAATGAGCTAGCCGGTCTTCTCGGTCATTCGAGCCCGAAGATCACGCTTGAGCATTATGCAAGTATTATCAATGTAAAGAATATAGATTTAGGAAATAATTTTTCACTTTTCAGCTACAATCCAGCTACAGTTGAAAAAGAAAATATAAATTAG